CATAGCACCTTCTGCAGATCCTGCCCCTACCATCATGTGTACTTCGTCTAAAAATATAATTATATTTTTACTTTTCTTAACTTCATTGAGTACTGCTTTGAGCCTTTCTTCAAACTGACCGCGGTACTTAGTGCCAGCAATCATTGCAGGTAAATCTAGTGATATAACGTGCTTAGCAGCTAATATTTCAGGCACTTTGCCCTCAATAATTCTCTGAGCTAATCCTTCGACCACTGCTGTCTTGCCAACGCCAGGTGGTCCGAGCAGTATCGGGTTGTTTTTCGTCTTCCTGCACAAGATTTGAATTAATCTTCGAATTTCAACATCTCTACCAATTACTGGTTCAAGTTTTTTTCGTGCAGCTAATTTTGTTAGGTTTACGCCGAATTTCTGAATATTTTTCAGCGATCGTACATAATCTTCATCCCTCTCAAACTTCCTATCAACAAGATTATCTTCGAGACTTCCACCAATTTCTTTATCAATGCTAGATCTGACTGTTTTATAATCTACTCCAAGACTGACTAGTATACTGTTTGCTACCCCATCAGTCTCATACAATAAACCTAAAAATATGTGTTCAATGTCAATATTGGTACGGTCGAGTCTAATTGCACAAGTGTTAGCTAGCTCAATTACCTTCTCAACTCTTGGTGTGTAGTTAATATCGTCTATAGATACCGGATCTTCACCTTCCTGAGAGATATTGTCATAAACAATTGTGCGAAGCTCATCAATGTCAATCTCAAGATCCTCCAGAACAGTTATAACAACTGAATCGCCAATATTAAGCAAGCCTAACAATAAGTGCTCAGTACCTGCGTATCGGTTTTTAAGAAGCTGAGCTTCTTTCTTTGCTATAGAAAGAGCTTGCTTAGCTTTAGGTGTTAACTTGTATGTGCCCACGTAAGTATTTATTCATTATACTATACGTGTCAAGAAGAGCAACTGTGATGTGTTATACAGCACCCCAAGCTGAACCATTATGAAAATTCAAAACATTCGTCGTGATATTATACACAACCATCCCGGCAGCAGGAGAAGCGACTGCATCTCTCTCTGTGGTGGTCATTCTTGGAGGCATAAAAGCTTTTGTCGTAGAAGTTACATCCAACATAGCATTAGCATTTGGTGAAATCGTCCCGATGCCAACCGCGCCAGTATCTTCATTTATATTGAGATTGTCAGCAGCTAAATCATCACAACCGCCTATGCTAATATAGCCATCTTCAGCGATGAAGTACGCATTAGTATCATTATCTGCAACTAACAGCTTTGCACGATTACCAGTAGCACTGCAGTCAAGCTTGAAACCAGCACCAGCTCCACCCTCATATATAACATGAAGTGGTGCATCCGGAACAAACTGACCATTCGCCTTCGGGCCTCCGATACCAACGTCACCAGTTACAGTCCAGTCACCGCTAAGAGTAGGATTATACAGACTATTTCCTTTACCATAAACAGTTCGTATTGCCGCACTGTCACCACCTGGGCCATGTACATGAATTCTATTAGCAGTCCCTACGTTCACATTATGATCACCGTGGCCCGTACCGCCACTATGAAGTATGGTGACATCATTCAACTTCGAGTTACTTCCAAAGTTGACAGAGTATCCGTGCTCGTTTTGTTCACTGTATATACTTTCAAATACATTCTTAACTGCACCTGGAATATGAACACCATTTCCAGAAAGAGACTCCCAACCACCATGGTATGACGAGCCGCCTCTATTGTTTGATTGAGCTACGATCGGGCCCCAGCGATTAGCTTGAGATGGAGTACTATTACCAGCGTCGATAATTGTGAACCCATGCCGCTTATTACCTCTTGTATCTATAACGCCATACGAATTATTTGCATGACAACCGTCAACAGCTGTATTAACATGAAAACCATCTCCACTACAAGATACAGTAGCTAGGTCACCAAACGAGCACATGGTGATTACATCACAGTCTATACCATGATTCCCGGCCATGAAAACTTCTAAGTCATGCACATGGCACCGTGATGCATATCCAATTGGAGCTGTAGAAGCACCTAGCTGTACACCACATTTGGTGTGCTGAATGGCTGGACCGGTACCAGTAAAGTCTATGCTCATACCTCCTAGTTCAATATACTCACCTGATAATCTGAACGCAGTGTTATTTGTTGTAAAATCAATCCTTGTTGTCTTGAAGCCAGTGCCTAGTACTGTGTGGCGCTTAGGTATATCAACCGTAGTAGACATAGTATAATGACCCGCTTGTAGCTGAATTGCGCTAAAGCCTTGAGTGAAGGCAGAGTTAATAGCTGCGCCTAAGTCTGCCACAGTAGTAGGTATTACATGATATTGTGTACCGTATACAACGCCTCGAGCGCTGACATTGCCAGCAACAGTTAATGCTTCTGATGGCGCAGTCGTTCCAATGCCTACTTTATCAGTAGACGTACCTAGTCTTATTACAGTACCATCATCAACCCAGCCACCAGCGGGCGCGAAGGCAGTGACATACGTAGCATAATCCTGAGTCGAGATTTTTACTGATGATAAAAACGGAGTATCAGTACCGATTGTCAGTAACAACAAATCAGTATCCAGAATATCATAATTATCCGGCTTTTCATCTAATTGACTTAAGGTAAATTTTGCCACTTTATATTATTTATACTCCTATTCCGTTAAACCACTGTATCACTTGTACGGTAAATTCTGATCTTCTGGTATTGCAGTATATGTTGTGTCGTCAGGTTTGTCACCTTCTACATATACCTCATTGAATGATACTTCAGGTACTAATAGCAATTGAGGTATGACTGTATTTCCGTTAATATCTGTCGTGGCAAAGTGTGACAGTGAGTCTGCTTCGCCACAAATAGCAATACTCTCTAGGGTATCGTCAATTTTACCGCTCCATGCACTAATTATCTGATTACCGATCACAAATACAGTAAGATCATTTTCACGTATAAAGTATGCTTGTGTGTGCTCACCAACAATGGCGACTTCACCTCCGACGCCTGTGTAGATCTCAGTTCTAAGGTAAAGGCCTAGTAGGTCTACTGCAGGCAATGATATAATTGCATCATAAACATCCGTCGACGTATCGTACGGTACGATTAAATTGCCGACGAATCTCGGGTTCTGAGCTTCAACAGTTAATAGTACATTGTTGACACCCGCGGTGGTAGTGAATAGCTGTGCATCAATAATTTTTACACTTCTATAATCTGTAATTGAACTTTTTCCAATTTTTAAATTTATAGGATATATATCTATTAATCCATCTGTTCTGAGCCCAGATACCTGAATATTGTAAGTTGTTATGTATTGATCAGATGGATTAAATCTATGCGTTATAGACATACTACTTAACAGCTTAATGTTAGTTGTATTTTGGATTATTTGATGATCTGAGCCGTCATTAAAATCTACTACGAACTTGGTATAATGATAGCTAGACTGTTCAATGCCGCTTAGTGAAATTATAAAATCTGTCCGACCAGATTCAAATACATCGATACCTGCATCGCCAGCCGCTAAGGTATCTGAAGATAATGTATATGTCCTGTTATTCACTAGAATTATTTAATACAGCAGCTATTTACAGGCTACACCTTGTTCCAATAACTCACCTACGTCAAGATGATAAGGTATTCCGAATATCAGCCACGTATGCGTATTATCAACTTTAGGTATCCGATGTACATCGGCAGGGGAGAATACAATACCGTGGTAAATTGGAACGTTTACAATTTCATCTTTGAATTCGATTGTATTTCCTTCTGTCAATGCTATTGAGAAGAAATTCATTGGGCATCCGACAATAATACTATTAGCTGTCACATTAATTCGCTTTTCCCATATGTGATGATCTTGCCAGTCGAGAAAATCAGAAGGTTGAAATTGTAATACATTATGAATAAGCATATGATCCTTTACATTCAAAGAAGCTGCTACTTCTTTTAAGGGAATTCTTAGCTTTCGATTGGATGACATTTTGCCAGTACTAATATATTCATACTCTGAAATAACGTCTCTCTCATTACCTATACGGTGGGCTCTATTATCAATTTGTGTAGATCTAGTAAAATCTGTTTTAGCTGCCTCGTCTACAAAAACATTCAATTGCAGTGATGCATAAGAAACATCATATACCTTTCGTATTATTTCTCCATATTTCATAATGTTCTAAAGATCAGTTTCTGCAACTCTAGAGCCAAAAAAGCAAAGCATACTGTATCGATCTGTTACTACAGGTGGTACCCAATGTACAGGTTCATTCCCATAAAAACAATAACCTGTACCCTTACAATCTGGATATGAAATAGTTAAACCGTTACTATCTGACTCTTCTAGAGGTATATTATCGTAATATGCATTTGGATCACCAAATACTAAGCGGTTACCAGGTTCATCCTGTAAGGGTATAGTAACCGTGTAAATAGCTGCTAACTTATCCTTATGAGGAGGTAAAAATTCTCCAGCTTCATACTTATTGAGTACACCAGCACTAACTGGAAACCCTTCGAAGGATAATGGTTTAATATATTCCTTCCACAAATCAGGATAATACTCAGGAATAATTCTACAAGAATTATATTTACCTACATCACCCTTAACAACCCCAACGTTTGGAAATTGGACTGATCGATCTAAGAAACCATGAGGTGTGGATTCTGCAAACTTTACTAAGGCATCGCACGTCTCATGAGATAAGAAATTATCAATGACGGATAGTCGAGGTTTAATTTGATCTAAGTGACCCTCGTATTTTGTACTTAACATCATTTCACTGACCTGGGCCAGTTATTTCAGCACCTGGTGTACTTGGTCCAAAATCAGTTATACCACGCGTCGGTCCAATCTTCTCAAGCAAACCACCCGCGAGTTTCTTGGATCGTGTTTCATACTCTTCCTCTTTAGAGATGAGTTTCCAGTCAGGGCCTTCACTGTATGCTTTTTTATACCGGTCATTAAGAGCTCGCTTATCTTCAACAAACTCTGCTAAATCTAAAAATGCGTCTACCTCTGGGCCAGTTAAATTGTTCTTTTCGATAAGAGCAAGCATAACAGGTATAATTGCATTTACCTGCTTATACCACGGGTACCCATATTCAATGGTTTCTCCTGCTCGTCGGTCCATGTCTCGTTCGAGTATTTCAACAGGAACTTCATCCAAATTAACAACTTTGCCAGTATCATAATCACCATCCCATTTTTGCGTCTCTGTATCAATTTTAATCTCTTTCCATTTATAGAACTCTTCATTTATATGTCCTTTAGATGACATAGCTGTTAAGCCAGTAAATGCTCCAGATTCCTTGTTAAACATGGCTATCTGTTTAGGTGACTTCATTAATGCATCAAATGCTGCTTCGGGGCTATCTTTTCTTCTATATAATGCGTCTGCCATATGTGTCCTTATTTATCTACTATGTTCGGAAAACCCAGTTATTGGTACCGAGTACTTCCATTACTGCTAGAGGGTATGATTGGATAGTTGCACCACCATTACCTGTGCCTACACCGTGTGAATGGTAATATCTAATGAATACATATGAACCAACCGGTATATCACCTAGTGCGGTTTGCGCAGCTGATATTGCACCACTCGGTGGTGACCATCCACCTGTATTATAACCGGATGCATCATAATAAAACAGCTGCTTGTAGTCATCATCAAGCACAAGCGGAAATTCAGTCCAAGTACCACTCGAGTGCTTAACTTCCATTCTACCAGCATTATCACGAATACCGTAACCATCAGACCCGTCCAGGGCGAGTCCGGAATTAAAATTAATATATCCACCAGAGCTGCATATACCTACACCAACACCGGAAAGCTGTATTCTGTTTGTTTCATTTGTTTTAAAAAATAATGAATGATCACTACTGGTACCAACACAAGCGATAGCGTCCTGGCTGTACAATTCTAACGATACACTATTAGTAGTATCTGTGATCTTAACAGTTGGGGTACTTGCACTTTCAATATTAAGTATAGAGTCTGGAGAGTTAGTCCCGATCCCTACACTGTTAGCAAAATAGTTTGTTGTACCTCCCTGTGCACTTAAGGAGCCTGTTATTTTTGTGTTACCAGATACATGTATCTTCTCTTCTGGGGAGTCAGTTCCAATACCGAGTGACGAAGCTAAACTCTTCGGGTATACTTTCTCGGTAGCACCACCTGAAAGCCATATATGATTTCCTTTGAAATACTGACCAAGCTCACTTAACGTTACTTTAATTGAAGATAGGCTATCAACACCAGTACCCAGTGTGGAGTATACGAGATCCGTGTCAGTCAATGTATACCCAGTATCTTTTCCGGAAAGTGCGCTTAATCTTACTAATTGATATGACATAGCTATAGTTATTTATTACGAGTTACTAGAAATAAAGGTCCCTGGTGGTACACTATATTCATTTCCGGTGGTTACAAATTGATCCCCTCGTTTCGGCATCCAACCGAGATAGTCAACGACCTCTTGTGTTATCTCAACGATACCATCACCGTCAAATTGGTCGATCGGATATTCCGGAAATTGTTCTTTGTCCCATTTGACAACAATCTCAATTTTACCCTCTCTAATAACAGCACCATACGTATCATCAATAGTAATAACCGGGAGATATTTTGACTTTACGTCCAAGATTTGACTATAAAACGGTTCAATTTTCGGTAACTCGCCTTTATCCATAGCATGCCACAACATGTCTAACTGATCTCCTATAGATGGAAAATTTCGTCGTCGCTGATAATGGTAATCGGTCTTTTGACCTTCATCTATACTTTCAGCTATCTGTTGTTTATTCATAGTTACGTCTTAATAATATAATTTAAGATAAGCGTGGGCTGGACGGTGTTGTGAGCCACATCACCACCCGTGCTGCCAGAGTCGCGCGTCCCAACTGAGCCGCCAGTTCTGTCATATTGGTTGGCATAGACGTTGTAAGTGTAATCTTGCGTATGAGTATGTGCTGCCAACTCTGCCACGGTAATCTGGTGTGCCTCCTCGCCGCCTGTTGCGCCCAAGGTGGCACCGGCCACCCCGCCAACCGTGGTACCAGGATTAGTTAGCCGACTCGCTGCGCTACCGCCCATGTCATCTTTGCCCGCAGGAACGCGGCCGCGTAAATCAGGAAGTGCGAAGTTGTCAATAGTGCCCCCGTACGTAATACCAACGACATCAAATAGATCAGGATAAGTAGCAGTCGCTACAATAGATCCATCGCAGAGCAAGTACCCGTTAGGAGCAGTACTACCTGCGTAAGGCATAAGAACACCCGGGGGTGTTGATCCGCTATTTTCAGCTACCCATGTCCAATCACCACTGTATGTGTTAACTGTAGTTTGTGTCGAATTCCAATCAGCGCTAACATTAGCAATGTTAGTTATGTCTAGTCTATTTTCTTCCCAGCCGCCACTATTTTCGCTAACTGTTGATAAACAAGCATTCCATAACAAACTGTCACCACCATCAGCAACGACAGTTTGTTGTGTAGTTATATTACCCTTAGCACTAATATTACCGGTAACTGTAAGCATCTCATCTGGTGTAGCAGTACCGAGGCCGAGGCTATCTGTAAGACTGTTTGGATATAGATTGTTACCAGTTACCGTCCACTTACTGTTACCAGTCGCGGTCCATGATCCGCTGTTTAAACTTACCGTGGTATATGTACCATCATAATAGTTGATATAATCAGCATAGCACAAGGTTTTCGAAGCAGATGTACTCGTATCATATACTATATGACAACCGGACAAATGAAAGTTGCCCATGAACGGCGATGATGAGCCAGCAATAGGATCAACAGCGCTATCATTATAGCCAGCAGTAGCATCAGTATGATGAGTCTTCCCGTGATGCTTGCTGTGGAATCTTACATTATCACTCATTTTAGTTATTTAATTCTATGACACTTCCACTACTTGTGTAGGATATGGATATTTGTTGGTATATGTCTCTGTGCACATTTTGAGCAATGTTTCTTGCATATCATATATATCACTTAAGCATCTATTTATCGTTTCCGCAAATACAGGTTCGTTTAAACTTACAAAATTATTTAGCGTAGTTGTATAATTAAACAAATTAGTATCAACGTCTCTTATATAAGAAATGCCGCTATACTGAATTCTACCGGCGCTATCATATGTACCCTCATATTTAGAGTGAATGTTGTCTTTAAACAAATGATGATTATACAATAGCTTGTGTATGCTCTTGTTAACTACCCAGGACGTAACAAATTCACCTCCCTTAACATTAACAGAGCTAAGAGGAAAAATGTTAGATTTATATGTATCGTATATTATTGTTCTATGTAATATTTGTTCATCAAACTTGAATATTTTACCTATGTCTGAATATACTTGCGCATGAGTAGATTCCCCTCCAACAAACACATATTCATAAATTGAACTGGTAGTAGATGGCATAGTGTCTATAAACGACAACGTTTCGTTAGTGATAGAATTATCTGATAATCTAAATGCACCGATGGATTTTGATAATTTAGTTTTAAACTTTTTGTATATATTCTTTGTAGTTAGGATGTATAATATGTCACTGTCTACCTCTGAAAATGCAAGTTTAATAAACGTCTCACCTGTAGCTAGAGGATCAATAAGAGTATACTTATTAGTCAATTCCCCATCGACGTTATATCGAAATATACCGCCAATAGAATTTAAAATATATACATTATCGTCCGCCGGGTCAATATCCATATCTACAGCCGTACCTGATACATCCTTAGTATAGGTTGTGGATATCCAGTTTAAATCTCTGTCATATATCTTATATCCGTTATCTTTCTTGTCGAGAATATATACGTTATCAGCTGAGTTGATGCGCAGGCTTATAGGGTTACCAAATTTGCTTTTTGAATAGATGTCTATACTTGATCCCCCGATCGTTTTAATTAAAAATCTACCGATTGCTCCGATAGCAGGATTTGTAGTTAAAATTGCATCCAAATCAAATTTATGTATGTTTACATCATCACATACAAATAAGTGATTTTGTGAATTAAATGCTATTGATTTTATATTTGTAAACGCTAACGATGTAGCATCCTCAATATATCTCGTATTCAACCGTATGCCAGTAGCAGTATTGGTCGAATTACCAGACACGGCGATGAGGTTTAAGGAATTAGCTACCGCGCCAACAAAATCTGAAGAACTTCCTAATTCCTTGGTAAATGCACCATCCACTAGTCCAGATAAAACGGTCCCATTAGTATTAGCTAATTGACTATATACATTATTACTCGCCTCTGATGATGGATACCATGCGACATTTCCACTCGTACTTGCAGAATTAGAAGCAATAAACCCTTTGTATAATTTTGGAAACTGGTTAGATGCTATTTTTGTTTGAGCATTCAAGTATAAAAAATTATAGTGTAATTTATATAAACTGCCGTTAAATGTATCTGAAGTGCATAAATCATTTGACTTTATCTTAATCTCATCAAACGCGTACGGGAGTTTAAGAGAATCACCTAGATATCGATCTAATGTGAATATGTTTTTAATATCTGAATCAATCGCAGCGCTCAGCAGCAGTGGTGCATCATCAGGCATAGTAGTATGATTAGTTTTAATAGCCATATGACTGTGACCCTTCCGTATAATTAGGTGATGAACTAGATGATTGTGTATTAGGAGTAGATACACTAATTGTGCTTCCAGATTGAGCTAATGATGATGTACTCTTACTATTACCCCACACAATATTATTTAACTTAGTATGTACTGGTGCGATATTTTGTACCTCTGACTGTATGTGGGTATCAATATCGTCTTTAACATCAGAATCTAAAATGGTTAATCCTGTAATATTAATGTTATAAATCTCGCTACGACGGCCTGGTAATCTATGCTTAAATACCCTCTCTATAGTATCCACATAGCTGCGCTGACCTGTTGGTATGCCCCACGTCATATCACTAATGTTGGCGACCGCATTGTAGTGGCATTTGATATCAAAATAATTTAACGGCTTATCATACAATTTCAATCTATTAATTTTTATATTGTTTACATGATAATATTTGTCCTGCTTTAAGTATGTAGATAATGGAGTATTAGTACCTGGCATTGGTGAAGCTCCTATAGTTAGCGGTCGTGTAAATATATTGTTAAAGCTAAACTTAGCTCCCGGGAGGCTTATAGTATCAACCAATTCCGTATCCACGTACATATCATATCTACCGGCTTCAGCATCTAAGGATATGCCTATATTATGCCAACCTGAATTTAGAGCCGATAAGTCAGTCGTTAGTGTGTATCCTGAGAAAGCAGCTGTTGTAGTAGAGCTGTTATATAGATTTGTGAGTGATATCTTAGCGTCTAGCCTGGGTCTCGTAATAAGCTGGTGTTTCCTAATATAATCAGCACCTGTTATAGTCTTCCAGCTGTACGAAGATAGCGGTGTTGCAAAGTGTGTTACTGGGGCGCCACCTGTTAACAGAACTGTACTTGTCAATACAGTACCATCAGTATCAATAGTAATTCCTGTACATCCTGACAGCGATTGATTTACAACTACGACTTTATCACTATAACCGGCCGGTGAAAATTCATATACAAAATCAATATACCGTATTGATTGGTACGGTGTACTTGTAAGAGCTTTACTAAACGTTACATTTCTGTTATTGTCTAATTTTGCTACTTTTGTATCACCATATAGCAGCCAGATATTATTGCTCTTGTCACAGTTTACACACTCTAAGCTATATGGGCTCATCGCACTGACGCCTAATATATTACTCGATACAGACGTGTCATACGTATAAAGGTGGTTGTTTTGTATTACCCAAGGGTATCCGCTCCCCCAGATCGGAAG